ATTAAAAGTCCCTTGCACCACCTATTGTGCTACGGATCCATAATTGGTGAACCTGGAAGGACTCGAACCTTCAACAAACGGATTAAGAGTCCGCTACTCTACCAATTGAGTTACAGGTCCATAAACTCCCCACCGTTGTCAACTATATCCTTCCTAGGTGATATAATCAACTTTGCTTTACTTCTGGTTGCACCTCGGTGGAACAATGGCCAGAAAATTGGCGACCGTGATGGGGATCGAACCCACCTAAACTTGTTAGACAGACAAGTGGTTTCCCCAGAAACCTACACGGCCATTATTGGTCACCCATAGGGGTTTCGATCCCCTTTTTCTTGCTTGAAAGGCAAGCGTCCTAGCCACTAGACGAATGGGCGGTATTGGCTCCGGATTGGGGAATCGAACCCCACTAACCAGTGATTAACAGTCACGTCCATGCACCTTGCTCGGATTCTCCGGAATAATACTCTTAATAATACGCACCTATTGTATGGGACTTGAACCCATATCTCGCTGCCACGATGTCCTATCCATTAGACGAACAACACAACGGACTGGCAGGTCCGTTGCTGGTGCATATTATTAAGAGTATTGGAGGTGCCGATGGGACTTGAACCCACATAAAACGGTTTTGCAGACCGCTCCGTAACCAGTTCCGGACACGGCACCTCAGCTACTACAGATTTACAATGTCAAACAGCGATATTAGTTTCAAGCAATCTTAGTCTCCTTGAACTTGCGTTGCAAGGATACGTTTGCTTTATTCTTGAAAGAATAATACTTATCCCAAGCCATATCAAAAGATAGAAACTGGCCACGGAACACAGGCTTATTCTCATTAGTCCATGCCTCTACTATCCAGTAGGCAGAACGTTTCACATCCTTGTCCTTCATATCTTTTCTCCTATCGCACAAGAGACCATCACTATATAGCATCGGAAACACAAAGTCAAGAACTTTTTTTAGGAAAAAGTGAGACATTCTGTCGCACCGTGTTCCTGTCTTTCTGTTTCGTCTCACCGTTCGCATACTATACCCTAAACGGACCGACAAGTCAACAAGAAAAAATGCGACAGAATGACGCACCCCTAATCTATTGTTTCTGTAGACTTTATCAGTTGTTTACATTCATACCAATCTCTTAATCCTTCGTCATACTTCAAATGTTCCTGCCATTGGCGCTCGGACATTTGTCCCGAAAGATAACACTGAAAGAGTAGTTCAAACTTTTCCATTTTACTCTCCACTGTATATTGGTAGGGGTGCCAGGTAACGCTCCTGGTCGAGAACGGTAATCGGCCGCTAAAGGGTTTATAAGTCCCTCTTGTGTCTTACACCCACCCCCATAAATGGCGGTCCCAGAAGGACTTGAACCCTCAACCTACCGCTTAGAAGGCGGTCGCTCTATCCTGTTGAGCTATGGAACCAATCTTTATTGTCTAAGTAGTATATAGGCACCGGAACGAAATGTCAAGAACTTTTTTTGAATTTTTTTATCTTTTTTTGGAATTATTCCGCAAACTCTGCTAAGAAGGCGTCATTTATATCAGGTTTCGGTACCTTTGTCAAGACAAATCTTGGAGTAAATCCAGCAAAGCCACCACCATTTCCTAAAAATGTGGCAAACTCTTCCGCATCATCCTCAAAGAAAAACTCCGCAATCACCTGCTTTGTTGATTGCTCAAACACAAGCCAAAGCAGTTCATCGTTATCATTGAACTCAGGATAGTATGTATAGAGTTTCTTCATCTTGTCTCCTTAGGCTTCTTGACTTCCATTTCTACTTTGAAATAATGCCTCATGGTAGTAACATCATACTCTTTATCAAACTTTATAAATCCGTCTCTTACACATTCAGAAACTATGTCTCTAGCCAATTGTAGTTTAATATTGTTCTGAAAGTTTACATATTCCGTTTTATCGATATTTTTGTATTCATATGCGTCAATGGTCCATGTTGCAGAAAATTTCTTTGTATCAATCACTGGACGATCATTGTTGGTATGTAATACTGCTTCAATCCAAGGATCCATAGGTTGACTATTATACTTTCCACGAAACTCCAGATAGGTGCGACATAACTTATCAAGATCCAATGGACTCTTACATTTGTTGATTTTATTCTCAAATCTTGACATAATAAGATGATCGTCGTCACTCATACCTTTAGTCCTTTGAACTTGTTAGTATTAGGTTTGTTGAATGTTGGCTTTGGCACGTCTTCTTCCTGTCCTGAGTCAACAATGTTCTGTGCCGATTGTTCAACATCATACAACTTCATGCGTGATCTGTCAACCCCTATGATAAATCTTTTGTTGAGTCCAGAATCGTTGTATCGGTTCTTCAACTGCTTTACCATAATCTGGTTTAGTTGGGATAGTTGTTCCGTTACAACAAGCGCCACAAAGAAGTCAGCCGTTGCAGGTAGACCAAAGGACTCGGACGTATCTTCCATACCTGGATCGGTAGATGTATAACCACTTCGGGTCAACTGTGTAGCAGACCAGATCGGCACATTGAACTCGACCGCTAGACCTCGTAACTCTTCGGCAATCGCTTTAACGTAGGTATAACTATTAACACCATTACCAGGCTTGATACGGGATGACGCACAAATATTGAGATAGTCGACCATGATAACATCTGGTACGAATCCTTTCTTTAGATTTAGTTCGTTTAACAGAGAACGAAAGTGAATGGTTGATGCCGTTGCTGTGGCATACTCTTTGATGATAAGTTTGCCGTTTGTCTTTTGTTTCAACTTAGCAATACGATTGTCATATAAATCTTTTGGTAGAGCCATTAGATCATCAAATGTGATGTTCATTAGATTGGCATCGATACGCTTTGCAACCTCTTCTTCGGCAAGTTCTAGGGTGATATAAAGAACATTCTTGCCCATGGAAAGATAACTAGCAGAAAAGTGACAGAGAGTAAGAGATTTACCACCACCGACACCACCCATAACAACATTAAGAGTTTTTCTCGGAACTCCATTCTTTGTAATCTTGTTAAAAAAGTCAAGATCAAAACGCAACCTTTCTTCTACTCTATGATAGTGTTCGTATCTCTCATCAGCTTGTTCTATATAATCATGACCAACGTTCGGATCAAAAGATATAGCCAGAGCGTCAGACAACAAAGTAGGTATAGCGCCCTTAGAGAGTTTCCCTCGTCCATTCATAATCTCCAATGATTCGGTGATGGCATTATAGATTGCCTTCTCTTGACAAAAGGATTCTGTAGACTCAACAAGCCAATTTAGATTTGTCTGATCTGTGTCATCTTTGAGAACATTTAGTGTTTCACTAACTTTCTTGACTGTATCATCTGTAACACCACGAACATTGTTAATCTCAATATGTAATGCATCAAATGTTGGCTGCTGATTATACTTAAGAATGAAGTCGGCCACTTCATTAAAAAGCAGCCGATCTTCTTGATTGGAGAAATAACTATCCTTCAGAAACGGAAGAACTTTTCTCGTGTAGTCTTCCCTCTGTATCAGGTTCTTTAGAATTATTTGCTCCAGCCTCAACTTCACTCGCATCTCCTAAATCTAGCAACATGGCATTTAGAATGAGTCCCAACATAGTGTTAAACTTTTCATTCTTTCTCAAGGTAACCATAGATAAATCATTCGTCTTGATAATCTCGTAATCATATCGCAGGCGAGGAACATCATCCTCACCTACCTTGAATCCTACTGTGGTGTAACGATACACTACTCCTGCGAATGGGTCAACCATTAATTCAATTGGCACTGTTGATCCGTCTTCTTTAGGGTTAAAGAGGTCATCCCTAAACTTGTAATCAGTCCCCACTTCCATCTTCTACCTCCACTTCCTCATTATACTTTCCATACATAAAGTCGGCCTGGCATCCTTCATTGATAGCAGCAAGGATTTCTTCTGTAAAGAACTTTTCTGGGTTCTTTTTGATTTCTTTCTCAAAGGCTTTGGCACCGTTAGGAAACTCATAACGAGTTGAGACCTTCTTAACGATGCCATACTTTTCAGCCAGATCCAATAGACCATAGTATCTATCAAGCCCTGATGAATAGTTTAGCCAGGTCTCCACCTTCTTATCTTCAACAGTCATTCGTGACTTTTTGAGATGTGCGGTGATTACAGCACCGGTGCGACCGTTGTCGTCATCCAGTGTCTTATCTTTCTTCTTTGATAGAAAGATGATTGTGGATGCAGCATACTCTAGACCAGAGCCACCACCCATCTTCTTCATTGGCACATATGAACCAACAACATCATAAACGTGATTAGTAACGATTAGTGGAACTTTGGCCTTGCCTAGT